CTCCCCCGGCTACGAGCCGGGGGAGGGGGTCAAGCTTGCTCGGGGTACTGAGCGAGCAAGTCTTCGAGCGTTGGAGCCTTCTCTCCCGGGTCGTAGCAACCTTGCAGTCCGCGCCAGATGCGCACCAGCAGCTCTTCATCGACCTCGGCGCACTGGAACGCATCAAGGCCCTTCATTACGAACTCAACGAACGTCGAGTGATCCAGCTGCGTCATTTCCTCTGCCAGCTGCTCGGCATCGAAGCCGATGTTCAACCTCAGTTCCATGCTTCTCTCCTGTGAAAAAACAAAGCGCACTCGGCGAATGCGCTTTGTTTTGCCCAGATGTCGCTCTGGGCCGCGCCGGTTTCCCGGTCATGCTGTGGCTTCACTGATTGCGTTAGGGGTTCGCCACTCCCGAAGTACCCCGTGCGCGCTCTGTGCGCTGCCTTTGCCCGGGTAACTCGCCTGTCGGCAACAGGCCGCGAGACTGCGCGGCCAGGTGGTGGCCTACTACATCGGCCTGACGTCGTGCTTCATGTTCTCTCCTTCGCAGCGCGGGGCTGCCTGGTTGTCACCGGGAACCCGTCCCGGCGGCGACTGCGCTTTTAGCTCTCGCTGGGTGCAGTACCCAGCGCGCATGCATTTCTGCAATCCGTGACTCAAGCTGTTTGAAGGCTTGTGCGGCCTTACCGAGTTGCTCCATCGTCCGTGCCCATGCACGCGATCCCCGGACTCGTATCCGCTCCACACCGGCTCACCCGGCACCTGCGCTGATCGATAGCCCTTGGAACAGTCAGCGCCCGGCCGATCCCGTGACACCCGCCGCCGCAACCCCGCTCCAGGGCACTGCCCCTAACCCCGCCTCTGCATCGTTCAGCTACGGCCCGTATCGCTTGGCCTGGGGTGTTTCGCGTTTGTTGCTGCGATGGGTGTATTGAACTATAGTTTTCGCATGCCGTCAACTATAGTTTCTTGAAGAGTGAACAAAAGTTATCGCAGGGACGAAAAAAAGCCCGCTCAAGGCGGGCAGGGGATTTGTGGAGGCTGAGCGCTGCGGCTAGCAGCCTTTCAATGATCTTCGAAGCTGATCAGCTTGGCGCCAAGAACTGAGCCGATGAGAGCGCTAGTGAAGCCGAAGTTGAAGAATTCAAGAACTTCATGAAGTCCAAACCACGACTCTGGGTACTTGGCCCATCTCCATGAGAGTAGGTCGCCTAGAGATGACATCGTTCCAGACGGAATCCAAATTCCATCTTTCAAATATGTGAAAAGCTGCCATCCGAGCAGAAGTACACAAACAACCCAAGAGACGCAGAGGACCAAAACACCAACTCCCCTGACGCCTCTAGCTACGAAGTCATCAGAACGCATCCTTACATCCTAATCTGTAGGTCGTAAGTAGCGCCTGCATCGTCCTGGCACTCACCGAATCCTTGGCTGTTCGTCGTGGAGAACTGGAACTGACAGCGCAGCCCCGATCCATCGGCCGCGCGTGCGATCAAGTTGCCGCCGCCAACGCCAGAGCTAGAGCCGAAGCCAGCAAAGCTCTTGCCCTTGCCAGCTGTGCCGAACATGGAGCCAACAGAGTCTCCAGAGGCAAATACATACTGCCCTCGGTAGAGCTTGTCGCCCAAGGTGATCTCTACCGAGCTGTCGTTCTCATGGGCTACACCCTTACCCGTGACAGGCCCTCCGCGCTGCTGGAGATTCAGTTGGTACGAGCAGCCGGCCAACGCCAGGCAGGCGACAGCTCCAATCACTATTTTCCTCATCGCACTCCTCCTTAAAGCTTCTGGCCATTCCAAGCCCAGAGCACACGCCCCAGGACGTTCAATTCCTCGCGCCCATCAAGCACATCCACAGTCTTGATGGACGGGTTATCGCTGCTGATCTCAAAGCTCCCGTCGTACTTCTGTCGCACGCGCTTGATGAAAACCCGCCCGTGCCCCTCAAGCACATATACGCCATCAATCGTTGGGTCTTTGATCCCCGTGTCCACCAGGAGCACATCCCCATCGTTGTAGGTTCCTTTCATGGAGTCGCCGTAGCCATGAATGAACCTCAGCGCCCGCAAGCTGGACGGCCGGATGCGCTGCTGAAGCCAGGAGCGCGAGATTGGCAGGTCGCCTGTGAAGACCTCGCCATCAAGGCCGTCATCGCCCTGGCCCATAGAGCCTGAGTTCGCCAGCAAAGGAACCATCAGCGTGTCCTCTTCGTTTTGCCGGGATGGCGCAAGCGCTGGCACCTCGATCACCTGGACGCGGCCCATTGGCCCCTCCCCAAGGGCAAGCCAGTCAGAAGCCACATTCAGTTCACGCGCCGCCACGGCGTTGTTCTCGGCGCTGAAAGTCTTGCTCAGACCCTCAACCACCTTTCGCGCTGCTTGATAGGACACGCCAAGACGCTTCGCAAGCTCCTTGGTGTCCATCTTTGCAGCGGTCATTGCCTCGTTCAGGCGCTCTCTGTAATCAACCATGGTTGTGATCATTGGTTGTTTCAAGAAAACTATAGTTTCCTTTGTGCGTGAACTATGGTTAAATGAACGCATGACGATCCAGAAAACCGATGCCATAGCTGTGCTGGGCGGCTCGAAGCGCGATGCTGCTTCGGCCCTCGGCGTGTCCTACCAGGCCATTGACAAGTGGCCGGAGACCTTGAGCAACAAGGTCGCTGATCGCGTGCTCGCTGCGTGGGCGCGGAGGAACGTGAAGAACCTCCCTGGGCCGTTCCGCACAGCCAAGCAAAAAACCACCTCCCGCTAACCCAACAACAAAGTTCCCGAGCCTCCTATGTCGTACCAAAACCGTGACCTCATCCGCAAACCCCTGTGCCTGCTGCGCGCCAGCAAGGAAGAGCGCGAGAAGCTGATTGCCTGGGCTGAGATGAAGTCCAACGGTGGTGCTGTGGCCCCGACCTTGCTGGATGCACTCCTGGCCTTGGCAGACAAGGAGCTGATGGAAGAAGAGCGTCGTCATGCCGCCAATGCTAGGCAGCGCCACGGGCTTGACAGGAACGCTTTTGGCGCCCTGCTGAACGCCTAGAACACAGGAGACATCCCATGCAGGACTTGTCTGATCCCCACGATGAACCAATGGCGCTGGACTTCTCCGGCGTTGACCAGAAGCGCATGCGTGCTCTTCAAAAGCTAGCAGACAGGTCCGGCAAGTCCTTCGAGGACTTCGCCCTGCAGACCCTCCTGGCTGCTGCTGACCACGATGAAAAAAGGTCCAAGCCGAGCACCTTCGCGCGGCTCTTCGGTTTCCGCGCTGCTCGCTAGTACGGAACTTCGCAGTAACTCAAAACATACGGAGCCGAAATGCGAGATTACGGGAAGGTCCACAGCACGTTCTGGTCGAGCCCCACGACCAGCAGCATGACGGACGACGGAAAGGTTCTGGCCCTGTACCTGCTGACGTGTTCTCACAGCACCATCGCAGGGGTTTTCAGGCTACCTGATGGGTACGTTTCGGAAGACTTGGGATGGCCTTTGGAAAGGGTTGCCCAAGGGTTCGAGGAACTGTTCGCCAATGGTTTCGCTAACCGTTGCGCAACCACTAAATGGGTCTGGATTTCCAAGCATTTGGAGTGGAACAAGCCGGAGAACCCAAACCAGCGCAAGTCAGCCGCCAAGATCGCTCTCAGCGTGCCAGACGAATGTGGCTGGAAGCTAGATTTCATGCGGGTTTGCGGTCCATTGCTTGAGATCGAAGCGCCACAAATTTCTAACCCTTCCGAAACCGTTAGCCAACCCTTTCTTAACCAGGAACAGAAACAGGAACAGAAGAGTATTGATGCTCCTTCTGCGAAGTCGCCACGTGGCACCGCCTTGGCGGCGGACTGGACCCTTCCTGATGACTGGAAAACCTGGGCAGAGAAGGAACGCCCGGATCTGGACATGGGAAAGGTTGGGGATTCATTTCGCGATTTCTGGATTGCCAAGCCGGGTAAGGACGGGCGCAAAGCGGACTGGCACGCGACGTGGCGCAACTGGGTGCGGAACCAACGCCAGGGCTACCAGCACACCCAGGTCAGCGGACGGGCAGACACCGCCCCGAGGAACTTCGTGTGATCGGCCATACCCCCCTGCTGAGGATGCGCCGCGACGGCGTGCTGCCCTACGACGTGGTCCACGTCATCGACGGTGACAGCGAGTTCGCAATCGAGCTTGCCCAGCAATGGCACCGCATCCCGAGCTCGGCAAGCGGCCTGCTCACACCACATGTGGTCGTCGGGCAGGAAGACAGCCCTGAACGCCTGGACGTGCGGTTCTGCCGTCAGCTGGGCGTGGTACTGGAAGCCAACCGAGGGCAAGAGCGCGCACAGCGTTTGTTCAAAGCAATCCGGGCAGTTGAGCCAGCCATTCTGTGCTGCGCCATGCCCGACGAAATCTGGTTTTACACGAAGGAGCAAGGCGGCAATGGCAAACGTATTCACGCCTGACGACATCGATTTCGCTGCCTACGAGCACGAGACCGATGCGCAGCAGAAGGTGCTCCCGGCATCGTCCTGGGTGCAGGAGCTGATCGACCGGATTCGCAACCCGATCCGCGCAAAGCAGGCTTTCATGCCGTGGCGCAAGACGGCCCAGTTGGTGCAGTTTCGCCCGGGTGAGGTGACGCTGTGGGGCGGGGCAAACGGCAATGGCAAGTCGCTGGTGACGGGGCAAGTCGCGCTGTCGCTGTGCGGCCAGGGCGAGCGCGTGGCAATCGCCAGCTTCGAGATGAAGCCCATCAAGACGCTGGAGCGCATGGGCCGCCAGTGGTCTGGCACAAACCCAGCGCACCCAGCCTATGCAGGGAACGACGACGGCCAGCGCATCCTGATCGACACCTACGAGCAGTTCCGCGACTGGACCGACAACAAGCTGTGGCTGTACGACCAGCAGGGCACCGTGACGGCCTCCAAAGTCTGCGCCGTGGTCCGCTACGCCGCGGTTGAGCTCAAGGTCACTCACTTCGTCGTGGACAGCCTGATGAAGTGCGTGCAGGGCGAGGACGACTACAACGGCCAGAAGCTTTTCGTTGACGAGCTCACCGCCATTGCCCGCGACCACGGCATTCACATCCATCTGATCCACCACATCAAGAAACCCGCGAGCGAGGACCACAAGCCCAACAAGTACGACATGAAGGGCTCGGGAGCCATCACCGACCAGGTGGACAACGTGATCGCCGTGTGGCGCAACAAGCCCAAGGAGCGCAAGCGCGATGAGGGCCTGCTGACCGAGGAAGCCGACGTGAAAGAGCCCGACTGCCTGCTCATCTGCGACAAGCAGCGCAATGGCGAGTGGGAAGGCTCAATTGGCCTCTGGTTCGAGCGCGACAGCCAGCAGTTCGTCGCATCCCATGGCGAAGAGCCTCTTGTGCTCTACACGCCCGACATGCAGTAACTCAACCGATCAACAAAGGAGTGGGGCAATGAGCAAGACAGAGACACAGAGCGAGTCGCTGAGGCTGGCGGAGATGCTGGAGAAGGGGCCGCGCCGCCAAGGGGATGTGCGGATCGCCGCCGTGCTGCGCGGCCTGGACGCAGAGAACAAGGCCCTGCGCTCTGCCATCGGTGACGCGTGCGAGGGATGGAATATGCACCCGGATTTGAGGAAGCTCCTTGAGGCGGCGCTTTGGGCCAAGCCTGAGGCAGCAGCCAAGATCGGAGGCGCAGCATGAGCATCACCATCTCTTGGTGGCATATCCCAGCCTGCATCACCGTCACATGGCTGGTAGTTCTGTTTTGGCCCCAGCGGAGCGCATGGGACACGATCGCACATGGCTTTGTTGTAGTGGTTGCGCTGATCCCGGTTTTGCTCGTTTGGATCGCTTCACTGCTGTGGAGGCTGGCATGAGCACCGAACGCGAAATGCTGGAGGCGGCGGCACGGGCCATTGGCATCACGATCACCTGGGACCACGGCCAGGAATTCCCCGAGCGAGTGGAGCTGTTCCGTGGGCACTTTGAAAACTACGAGCCCTGGAGCCCCAGGCTCTACAGCTCTGACGCATTCGAGCTTGCCGCCGCGCTGCGCATCAGCGTGGAGCACAACCACGCCGAAGAAACACGTCCTTGGGTCTGCGCGACGATTGACGGAGGACCACTGAGGATGAAAAAGGCCTTTGTCGAAGACGTGCCCGACGAATCCCAGCGCGCAGACCGCATGCGGCTCGCCATCCTGCGCTGTGCCGCTGCTCAGGCGCCGAAGGAGCAAGCATGACCCCGACCGGAACCGAAGCCCAGGTCTGCGAAGACATCGCGCGACGCCAGCAGTTCGGCCTGCACAAGTACGGCACTACGGTGGCCCAGAACCCGCTGGAGCTGCGCCAGTGGCTCAAGCATGCATACGAAGAGGCCCTGGGCCAAGCTATCTACCTGCGCCGCGCCATGGCCGAAATCGACACCATCCTGGCGCGCGACGAGCTGGCCGACATGGTGCGGGCGGGGAAGGGGGCTCAGGCATGAGCGCACCTATCGAAACAGTGACCCTGGTCGAAATCCTGCCCACCAAGATCTGGGTGGAGAGCGACATTTTCGGTTCGCGCCATGTGATGGTCCAGCACCAGGGCATGAAGGCCTTCAGGTACGCCAGCTTCTTCTATGGCTACGGCTACACCAGCAATGGCGGGACTTTGGCCGCTGCCGAGGCCGTTGCGCTATCTCTGGGGGCAACGCAGCCCATCGACCACCGCCAGGTGCTCGCGCCTTCTTTCGCCAAGGAGGATCGCAATGACTGACCGTCTCGAACTGGAGCTGCACAACCGCGCCCAGGCCTGGAGCCTGATCCAGTCGCAGCTGTACCCGTTCCTGCGGGATGCGCTGCAGGGCGGCGGCCGGTGGGTGCTGACCATTGGCCGCCGCCCTGC